TCTGCCACTCTTTTAAGTGACCATTCTCTTACATAACAAACAATATCTTCAGTCTTTACTTTCATAGTAGTCTTTTCTAAAGTATCTCGAGAGAACATTTGAATTGTACCACTTTGGTTCTCCGGTGTCAAGAGATTCTGTGAGGACATTGTTGATAAAAAGTTGCCTGGTCTCTTCGTAGTTTGTTCTTCCTTTTGTTTTGTGTAAGGATAAGATGGTTCTTGTGAAATTCTGTTTGCCAAATTTAACAATATCTTCTTTAAGTTCTGGGCAGGATCCATAATAGTTTTTCCAATCTGATTCTAATTTTACTTTTCTTTTTTTTCCTTTTGGAGTTCTAAACTGCCACAGATATTTTCTCCCAATATATTTCCGACCGTTTAATTTATTTTCTATCAAATAAACAAATCCAAAATAGTCTTCAATATCTTTAGATTCAAAAGGTTCCCCATTGCAATACCATGGATTATCGTAATCGCAATTCATCAATATAATCTAAAACATGATTTAGATATTTATGAAAAAACATCTGTAATGTGAATCATAAAAAAAAAGAGGAGGGGTTACCTCCTCTACCTATAAGTTTTAATTGTATTATTACAATTTAAATCCACTAAATGCATTAGGTTTCATATCTTGATTAATTCCACCAATCAAATAACTGGTAATTTCCGTTTCCTGGGGTGCAACTTGAACTCCTCTAGAATTAATCCAATGAGAAGTCCAAGGAAGTGGATTATTGCTTGCCGAAATATCATACTGTGTCTTTAATCCAATTGCTTTCAACCTACGATTTGCTATCCATTCAACATATTGTTGAAGAAGTTTATCATTAAGTCCAATCATACTACCATCCTTGAACAGATAATCTGCCCATCTCTTTTCTTCATTTACCGCACGATTAAACATTTTATAAGTCCACTCTTCCTCTTCTTTCATAATCTGTTTCATTTCTAAATCATCATTCTCTTTCCACTTATTTAAGATATTTTGAGTGATTGCTAAATGTTGGTTTTCGTCTCTTGCGATGAGACTAATGATTTTAGCGGATCCTTCCATAAGCTTAAGTTCGCCAAAGGCGAAACTGCAAGCAAAACTAACGTAAAACCGAATACCCTCAAGAATGTTAACATTTGCAACTGCTCTGTACAACTTTCTTTTGACATCATTTCTTGTTTCTTTTGCTAATGGTACATCTTCAAGTTGATACATCCATTGATTGGATGTTCCATAACTCTGTGCTGTATGAATAAAGTCATCATAAGATTCTGTAACGCTTTTGGCGCGTTCCAAAATACGTTCATCAACAACAATAGTATCAAACACTTCAGAAGGATCTGAATAAACATTTTTGATAATATAAGTATAGGATCGACTATGAATCATCTCCATAAATTCCCACACAGTCATACATGCCTCAAGTTCTGGAAGTGAGCAGTATGGTAAAAATGCCATACCAGGCCCTCTTCCTTGAACACTATCTAACATAATCTGATACTTCAGATTTGAAGTATAAATGTGTTTTTGTTCTGGGCGGAGAGTTTGATAATCTCCGCGATCTTTCTGAAGTGATATCTCTTCAGGTCTCCAGAAATATCCAAGTTGCTGTGTGGTAAGTTTCTCAAAAACGGGATACTTATATGAATCATACCTTTGAACTCCCAAAGGTTTTCCAAAGAACATTGGTTGCTTTTTTGTATTGACCTGATCCGTATTAAAAACAGTCATGCCTCTTACTTGCGTTTGTTGTTCTTTTTGATTAAGAATTTTAAACTGCACAAGATTCACACTCTCCCTCCTCTACTTTACTTAATTCTTCAACCAATTCATCCAAAGTGGGTTTCGACACCTCAACTTCATCAGTTTTAATATCATAAGTATTTTGATAATATGATGTCTTCCACCCATACTTATATGTAGTTAGAAAGTCATTTGCCATTACAGAAACAGGAACTTCGTTATCTGAATAATTCTCTGGGTTATAAGACCAATTTCCTGATATTGCCTGATCGAAAAACTTTTGCATTATTGCAACAACATTAATATATCCATGATTAGATTTCATATCCCAAAGTAAGGTATAATTATTTTTGAGAGTACTATATTGTGGAACAATTTGTTTCAAAGGGCCTTTTTTGGATTTCTTTACCGACAAATATCCACGAGGAGGTTCAATGCCGTTAGTTGCATTAGAGACCACAGAACTGCTCTCTGAGGGCATCTGTGCCGAGAGTGTGGAGTGTCTTAACCCATATTGTGATATGGATGCTCGCAGTGCCTTCCAATCGTGCTGAAGAGGAATGTTGGAAATTTCATCTACATCTTTTTTATAAGTATCAATCGGAAGTAGTCCCTGAGAATACTTGGTACGTCCAAAAGACTCACAATATCCTTTTTCTTTTGCAATTTGATTTGAAGACTTTAATAAAAAGTATTGAAAGGATTCTGAAAGCCCGTGAACTGCATCCCATGCCTCCTGTGAGTCATATTTAAATCCCAGTTTGGCAAGATAATGTGCAAGACCAATAAACCCTACACCTAATGCTCTACGACGTTTTGTAAAGTTTTCAGCTGCCTTGACTGGATAATGTTGATAATCAATCAATTCTTCGAGTCCTCTTACAACAAGATCACAAAGTTCCTCAAGTTCTTCGTCTGACTTAATTTTACCAACATTCAATGCACTCAAAATACAAGTTGCGATTTCTTCTGGTCCGTCGTCATCAATATGTTCCAGTGGTTTAGTCGGAAGAGTAATTTCTTGACAATTATGGACTAGAATATCATTTGCGAAGAAATTATGAGTTTTTTCTACTGTAATATCATAAACTGAAGTTTCTTCTTCAAGATATTCAATCTTTAACATTTTTTTCTCCTATTTTTTTCTAAAAGTTTTTTAGCAAGTTTTCTTTGAGTTTCGTCTCTATAATAAGAATTATACACTAATCCAGTTTGTTCTTCAATACACTTATAAAAGTTTTGATAGTTTCCACCAAATCTGTTTTTGGAAAAATGTTTCGGAAACTTTATATTCAATTCACTAAGAGCAAATTGAACTATTCTTTTCCTTCCACCAATAAACCCATATTTTTGAGCAAATTTTATTCCTATTTCTATAAGTTGTTTGTCAGTAAGTCCAGAATAGTTTGGATTATTATAACCAATAGTTCTTATAGAAATATTATTTCTCCACTCTTTCTGAACTTTCTGCGAGCATTTGGGAAGCATCCAACCACCAGTTCCCCCTGAAGTAGCATTATAACCTTTTTTAGTGTCACTCTCAAAAAGTTTAATAAAGTGAGTTTCTTTTTCATTAATAAAATTTTCATCTTCTGTTTGATAAGTTTCAATCACAGACAAATCCCAACAATTTTCACCATATTTTCTAATCGCAGAATGAAATCTAAATTTGGAACCATTTCTTGCAGAAGATAAATGACGATTCCAACGATGTTCCAGAGAGTATTCAGTTTTTCCTACATAAGTTTTTCCGTTTTTCTTATTAGTAATTTTATAAACAATATATGTTTTCATTATGGGAAAATAATCTCATAACTATTTATAAAATATAGAAATCACACTCCCTACAATATCAACTGATTACCAACTCATCTGTTTCAGTTAAGTCCTTTGCCATTACATATCCACGATTTTTTGTGAATACTTTGTGTTCAGGAGTAACAACTATACTCTTACCACTTTTTTCATGAGTAATTTTCACTACCTTTGCTTTTGGTGAAGTTTCTGCATATGCTTTTATTGGTGCCCACTCTTCTTTACCAGTTTCAATATTATATGAAAGAACTTTTAGCTCTCTATAGTTTGAATCATAAATATAGACATACAAGTTTTTGATGCTAATTCGTTTTGTTGCATAGTCTTTTCCATAATAAAACGCAATTGTAATTTGTGTGTCACCATCAACACAAAGATTAGACATATTCACCTGATCCTTAAAAGAACTATGAGTGTTACAATGATCTATATTCATAATATAGATGCGACCTGTTTCCGCACGTTCTTTGAGAAGATTAAGAATGAGTTCTTGTGCCTTAAGAATTTTTTTCTTAATGGACGGATCTTTCTCATATCGTAAGTAGAGAGAATCAAACTTATCTGTTCCGAAAGAATCATAAAGTCCAGGTACATCATGTGGGGAGAAAAGCGTAATCTCACCATCTTGAATAAATCTTTCATAAAATAATTTACTAATTTGAATTGAATAATCAAGTTTACGAACACGATTATCTTCTGTTCCTTTATTGTTTTTAAGAACCAGAATATCTTCTATTTCTTGATGCCAGATTGGAAAGTGGACCGTAGCACTTCCACCACGAATCCCGTTTTGTGTACAACATCTAACAGTTGACTCAAACTTTTTGAGGAATGGGATAACCCCCGTATGAGTAACTTCTCCCCCTCTGATTTTGCTATTGATGCCCCGAATTCTACCTGCGTTAATGCCGATACCAGCTCTTTGTGCGACATATTTGCCAATAGCCATATCACTACTAAAGATGCTATCGAGGGTGTCATCAACATCAACCA